ATGAACTTTTTGCAGATCATTCAAACGATTCTCAGCGTGGCTCCCTCCGGCATTCAGTTGACGCAGGAGGTGGTGGCGCTCGTTCAGGCCATCGAAGCCGCTTTCACCGCCGGCCAGACTCCGGCGACTCACCAGCAGGCCGTGGCATCGGCGCTCGGCGCCCATCTTGCCAAGACCGCGTAAACACCGAACCGCGATGGACCCGATGCAGATCGCGCAGGATACAGCCGCGAGCCAAGAGAGTTCTATCATGCCCGAGCGTGTCTTGCGCGATCTTGTCGTTGAGCGCCGGCAGATCGACCGCCTCATCCCATACATTCGCAACGCGCGGACGCACACAGAAGAGCAGGTTGCGCAGGTCGCCGCCAGTATCGTCGAGTTCGGGTGGACGAATCCAATCCTCGTCGGTGCGAACGGGGTGGTCATTGCGGGGCACGCGCGCCTGCTTGCAGCCCGGAAACTCGGGATGACCGAAGTTCCGATCATCGTCCTGGATCATCTTACCGAAACACAGCGCCGCGCGCTGATTCTCTCCGACAACCGGCTGGCGATGAATGCCGGTTGGGACGAGGAGATGCTGCGCGTCGAGTTGGAGTCCCTCCAGGAAGACGGCTTCGACCTCGACGTCGTGGGTTTCAGCGACGAGGAGATCGAAGACCTTCTGCACGATCCCGAGCAGGTCGTGGAAGGCAGCACCGACGAGGATGCGGTACCGGAGACACCGGAAACCGCAGTCACCGTGCCCGGCGACGTGTGGGTGCTGGGCGAGCACCGGTTACTCTGCGGCGATTCGACCCAGATGGAAGCCGTCGAGAAGGTGCTTGCCGGAGGCCTGGCCGACATGGTTTTCACCGATCCGCCGTACAACGTGAACTACGGCGCAACGATGAAGGATAAGTTGCGGGGCAAGAAGCGGAAGATCGCCAATGACAATCTCGGCGCAGGCTTCGAACAGTTCCTGCGCGATGCCTGCGTCAACATGCTCGCGGTCACCAAGGGCGCGATCTACATCTGCATGTCGTCGTCGGAGTTGCACACGATCCAAAAGGCGTTCCGCGAGGCCGGCGGCCACTGGTCCACGTTCGTGATCTGGGCGAAGAACACTTTCACGATGGGCCGGGCGGATTACCAACGGCAATATGAGCCGATCCTCTACGGGTGGAAGGAAGGCACGGATCATTTCTGGTGCGGCGCCCGCGACCAGGGTGACGTCTGGTTCGTGAAGAAGCCGGTCGTGAACGATCTGCACCCGACGATGAAGCCGGTCGAGTTGGTTGAGCGCGCCATCCGGAACAGCAGCAAGGGCCGTGACACGGTGCTCGATCCGTTCGGCGGCTCCGGCACAACGCTGATCGCGTGCGAGAAGGGCGGGCGTCAGGCACGCCTGATCGAACTGGAGCCGAAGTACTGCGACGTGATCGTCGCCAGGTGGCAGGAGTTTACCGGGAAGCAGGCTCGGCACGCAGAGAGCGGGCGACCGTTCGGAGACGAACTGGGTGCTCCTTCGGTGTGCCATTCAGAACAGGAGGATCAATGCCAACCCCAGGAGTCATAGTGGCCGCGATGGCGGTTGCTCTGGTGGTACTCGGAGCACAGAAGACCGTGCATGGTGTGAAGAAGGTGGGTCACCAGATCGGATGCATTGCGAAGACGGGCCACAAGTGTGCGCCGAAAGGACAGCCACCGTCTACACCGACGAAGTAGAAGGCGTGGCTCCCGATGTCCAGCGTGAGATGGCACGGTGCCGCACTGAAATCGCCGCCATTGAAGCGTTGCTGCGCGGTGGTCACCCCGATGTACAGGGCCTCTGCCTGGCCCTGTCGGACTGGTCAGCCGAACTGCGGATTCTTCGAGGAGGAACATGAACGAGCACTACTTTCAGATTCTGATCCCGGCAGCCGGGCTGGTTTCCGGCCTGATCGGGATGTACGTGGGTTTGCAGAACCGGGCGCTGCTGGCCGAGGTGCGCAAGGAACTCGCCGAGTTGGAGAATCGCATCATTACGCGGATCAACGGCACCTATGTCCGCACGGGGGAGTGCCAACTCCGGGAACAATTGGTCCACGAAAAACTCGCCACTATCGCGGAGGAGTTGAAGAACAGAATCGCCGCCGGCTTGTGAAACCGGCGGCGGGAGGGAGCGGGGCGGGGCGGTTATTTCGCTATGCGGTAACCGCGTTCGCCGTCTTCCTTCTTGAAGGACTCGACGTTGAGGCCCATTTTCCTGGTGAGGCTGCCGGAGATAAAGCCGCGCACGCTGTGCGCCTGCCAGTCGGTCGCCGCCATAATGTCCTTGAGGGACGCCCCGTCCGGGCGCTTGAGCAGGTCGATGACGATGGCCTTCTTGCTGCCTTCGCGCGCCGTGGGCGCCGGGGCTTCGGCCTTAGCCGCCTTCCTTGACCTCTTGGCCTTCGGCGCAACGTCGGCCGCCTGTGGCGCGGCGGGGGCGTCCAGACGTTGGATGGCCCTCCAGATCCGGGCCACGCCGCTCTTGCGGTCCGTGAACTTCTTGACCGGCTTCAGCTCGTCGAAGGGCGCCACGCCTGCAAAGCTGTTCCAGATCTGGAGCAAGCGGTCGCCGGGCCAACTGGTGGCGAGTTTGGCCAGTTCTTTCTCGCTGGCAAAATGCTCCTGACCTTCGGGGATCTGCTCGGCGGCAGGGAAGGCCGTGATGTTGTGGTCATTGTCGATGGCAAACAGTCTCATGGTTCGGTTTCTCCTTTTGGTTCAGAACTTCATGCCGGCGAGTTTCCCGTCGGCGGTTAGCTGCAGGTCCTTGTAATAGCCGCTGTGGATGCGTGCCCATCCGAACGGCGTCTTGATTTCATGGCGGGCGGCGATGCGGCTCAACTTCATGCGGTGTGGTCCGTTGTCGAACTCTTTCTTGAGGTGGCCCCAGCGGTCCAGCTTCCAGCCGTTCCGCGTTGCCCAGGCGGTTAGTTCGTCGCGGGTCATGGTCAGTACTCCAGTCCTTTGGCGTCGACGGCACTACGGTCGCCAAGGCTGGCGAGGACGTAGGCGAGTTCTTCCGTAACGCGGCCGAGGTCACCCGGGTAGCCCCAGTTGGCGGGCTCCTGGGCTTGGTCCTTCTTGTGCTGCTCCAGGCGGCTGGCGATGCGCTTCAGCAGGTCCTGGCACTCGGCGTGGCGTTCCGCGTAGCAGGCGGCGGCGGTTTGCTGGGTGGTCTTGGTGGTGCGTTGCATCGAACCCATGAATCACTTCAGTCCCGTTGAATAGCAAGGCCGAAGTTCGATTTTCCGGAGAAAAGACTCAATGGCGGCGGTAAGTCTGCGAGCATACGCGAAGCATCGCGGAGTAACGCTCAAGGCGGTGCAAAAGGCGATCCAATCCGGCCGCATTCACACCACGGCGGATGGCAAAATCGACGCCGGCCAAGCCGACTCCGAGTGGGAGCGCAACACCGGACCGAAGGTAAGGCGAACGACCGCCAGTCCGCCGCCCTCAGCGCCGCCAATGGAGCCCCCGCGCGCGGAGGCCGCCGCCGGCACGCTCGACTACGCCAAGGCGCGCGCCATCATCGCCCACTATGAGGCGCGCCTGGCGAAGATCGATTACGAAGAGCGGATCAAGAAGCTGATCAATGCCGACGAGATGCGCGTAGCGGCGTACAACTTCTCGCGCATGATCCGCGACCGGCTGCTTAACGTACCGGATCGTGTGGTGGGCGCGGTCCTGGCCGAGGTGCGTGCAGCGCTGACTGCCGCCGGCGTCAACCTGGAACGAACGAGCGATTTGAACATGGCGAAGGTCCATGGCATTCTGCTGGCCGAGACCCGCAACATTCTGGAGGAGTTCGCCGATGAGCTCGCCCAGCGCTGAACAGATCTATTACGGGGCGGCGGCCGCAGGCATCCGGCCGGACCCGCTGCTCACCATCTCGCAATGGGCCGACAAGTACCGCAAGCTCTCGCAACGCGCCTCGGCCGAGCCGGGCCCTTGGCGCACGGACCGCACGCCGTACCTACGCGAGATCATGGACTGCCTCTCGCCATCCTCGCCCATCGAGCGCGTGGTGTTCATGAAGGGCGCGCAGATCGGCGGCACAGAGTGCGGCAACAACTGGATCGGCTATGTCGTGCATCAGTCGCCGGGGCCGATGATGGCGGTGCAGCCGACCGTCGAGATGGCCAAGCGCAACTCGAAGCAGCGCGTCGACCCGCTGATCGAGGAGTCGGACGTGCTGCGGGAACTGGTTCAAAGTCCGCGCTCGCGCGACTCGGGGAACACGATCCTCTCTAAAGAGTTTCCCGGCGGCGTCCTGGTCATGACCGGGGCCAACAGCGCCGTGGGGCTGCGTTCGATGGCTGCGCGGTTTCTGTTCCTCGACGAGGTGGACGCCTACCCAGGCGACGTCGAGGGCGAAGGCGATCCGGTGAATCTGGCCATGGCGCGCACGCGCACCTTCGCGCGGCGCAAAGTGTTCCTCTGCTCAACGCCCAAGATCACCGGCATGAGCCGGATCGAGGCGGCATATGAAGAGAGCGACCAGCGTCGCTACTGGGTTCCATGTCCAGTCTGCCGGGAGTTCCAGGTTCTCAAGTTTGCGCAACTGCGATGGCCAAAGGGACAACCGGAAAAGACGGTCTACGTTTGCGAGCACTGCAGGCAGGAGATCCAGAACCATCAGAAGCAGTGGATGCTCCCTCGCGGCGAGTGGCGGAAGAACGCTGCAGGCGACGGCAGGACGGCGGGCTTCCATCTTTCAAGCCTCTACTCGCCGGTGGGATGGTTCGCGTGGTCCGAAGCCGCGAAGTACTTCGAGCAGGCGCAGAAGAATCCGGCACTGCTCCAGGTCTTCGTCAACACGGTTCAGGGCGAGACGTGGACGCTGCTCGGCGAGGCACCCGACTGGCAGAAGCTTTATGACCGGCGGGAGTCGTACCGGATCGGCATTGTGCCCTGCGGCGGCTTGTTCCTGACGGCGGGCGCGGATGTTCAAAAAGACCGCATCGAGGTCGAGATTGCCGCCTGGGGCCGTGGCAAGGAATCGTGGTCGGTCGATTACCGAGTCTTCGAAGGCGACACCTCGCGACCGGCTGTATGGGAGAAACTCACTGGCCTGCTGAACGAAACCTTCACGACGGCCTCGGGTCTGGAGTTGCCCATCCTCCAGCTCGCCATCGACTCCGGGTTCGCCACTACCGAGGTTTACCAGTGGGTGCGGCGGCAAGGCGGGCGCGTGCTGGTGATCAAGGGCGATGCGCGCGCGCCAGCACTGCTCGGGGCTGCTGCGCCGGTTGACGTGGGTCCGCTGGGCGCCAAGATGAAACGCGGCATTCGCGTGTGGCCGGTGAACTCCGGCATGGCGAAGGATGAGTTGTACCGGTGGCTACGCCTCGAGCGGCCTACCGATGAGGATCTGACCGGCGGTGTCCCGTTTCCGGCGGGCTACTGCCACTTTCCGAAGTACAGCGAGGAGTACTTCAAGCAGATCACCGCCGAACAGTTGGTCACGAAGCTCGTCAAAGGTTACCGGCGGCATGAGTGGCAGAAAATGCGCGAGCGCAATGAGGCTCTCGACTGCCGGGTGTACGCGCGCGCGGCGGCGGGCCGGGTCGGTATCGACCGCTTCCAGGAGAAGCACTGGGCCGACTTCGAACGCCGGGTGGGGGCGCCTCCGGTGAATGACGTAAGACAGCCGCCGCAAAAGCAGCAGGGCACGGATGGCAGGCAGACCGCGCGTAATCGCGTGCGTTTCAGGATGGATCTCTAATGGCGTTCACTCAGTCCGACCTCGATGCTCTCGACGCCGCGCGTAAGCAGGGTGCCAGGCGAGTCCGGTTTCAAGACCGCGAGTTCGAGTTCGATTCCGTCGACGATTACCTCAAGCTGCGGAACCTGATCCTGAATGACATCGCCCAGAAGTCTGGGCCGCAGCAAGTGCGCCAGGTGCGCATCTACACGACCAACGGGTGGGGCCACTAAATCGCCGTGCCAATTGAAACGTTGATGACGCTCGC